TCCGGGTCGTGGTCCGGCGGCTCTCCGGGTTGAACCGTGCCTTTGTCGTTGACCGCTTCGGGGTCGGTGTCCAGCACCAGGTCGAGGTCTTCGGCGAGGTCCAATTCGCGGCGGCGGGCCTTGAACACATCCTCCACATCGGCGCCGTTGCCGCTGTCGGCGACCACATCGCCGACGGTCATGAAGCCAGCCCGGACGGCGGCGATCAGGTGCTGGACTTCTTTCGGGTCGATCCAGGTCCAGCCGCGAGGGCGGAAGCGGGCCGCCTGGTACTTTTTCGGCCGGGTGTGGTAATCGGTTGCGGGGATCGCCCCAGCCAGCACGGCTGCGTCGCACCACTCCGGATGAAGCTCGGCGCGGAACTGGCGCACAAACCAGGCTTGAAGAATCCGGAAGCTGTCGCGCTCGTTCAGCCCCTCCATGCGGAGGGACGAATAGTTGTGCATGGAGTAATCGCCGGACAACCCTGAGTAGCTGCACGACACGGCCACCGCGTAGGTCCGGACCATGTAATTGAGGAACGGCACCAGGTTGGCGTTTGGCCGGCTCGGGTTGAAGCCCTGGAAGGACTCGCCGGGTAGCAAAGTCTGAAATTGTCCGGGGGCGGTGTCGACCAGGCGCTGATCTGCCAGCGGGTTGGTTTCGTCGCCTGGGGCCGTGTGGTCTGGCGTGGTGATGAAGCCCACGATATTGGCGGAGGCCCGCGCGGCGACGATTTCCCCCTCTTCGGTGCCGTCGATATTCTTGAGCCGGCTTATGGCCGCATGGAGCCATGGCACACCGCGTGTCTGCGGCCAGCGCTCCAGAATGTACAGGTGGATGATTTCATCGGCCGGCACTCGCACGAACTTGGACGGGACGAAGGTGCGGAACTGGTAATCGCCGGGATGAGTCGGCCACAGCCAGTAGGCAACGGGGCGGCCCCAATCGTCTATTTCGACGCCCATCCGGATTATGTTGCCGTTTGGAGCGCGGGCGGTCTGCCATTGGTCCATCAGGCGGTCGGCTTCGATCACCTCCAATGCCAGGGGGATCGCGCCGCCCCCGAACGGTGCGCGGACTTTGCGGATCAGGACTTCGCCGGCTTCGACGATTTGGCCGAAGGCGATTCGCTCAATGTCGGCGAAATGCAGCAGGCCGGCAGTGTGGGCGGTCTTGGCCCGGCTCCATTCGCTCCAGGCTTCCTCGACGCGGTCGTTGATGCCCTGAATGGGGGTCTTGCTGGCCGTGGAAACCTGGGCCTGGAAGCCGATCCCGCGGCCGATGACGTTGTCGACCAGATAGCGGATGGTTCGCTGGGCATAGGGATTGTCCCGCACCATCTGCCGGGACCGCGCGCGCAACAGGCGGAGACTGGTCAGGATCTCCGAATCCGCCGAGGTGCCCAGGGCCTGCCAATCGGCGGTCAGCCGGTTGACCAGGGCGCCGCCGTACATGCGGGCGGGGGCCGGAGATATCAACGATTCCTTGACTACTGTCGGCGCGGACCGGACCGATTCCAGCGCGGTCCGCGCAAGGGCGGCGCGATCGGCGGCGACGATTCCGGAGACGCGGGCGAGGAGGGCGCTCATTTCGGGATAAACCGGGCGTAGGAAACGCGGGGGTTGCTCTGGCCGTTGGCAACAGCCACGGCGGCTTGTTCGTTGCGGACGCGAACCCGCCAGTAGGCGATCACTTTGAGGATTTCCGCTAGGCTGTGAAATTCCTGCTCACGGCCGTTGATCCGCCAGCGCTTGACCGCGCCGCCGCTGGCATTCCAACCAGCGAGGGCGGCTTCGGCATTAGCCAGGGCGATTTCCGCCGTGGTGCGGGGATCGTGGCCGGCCTGGATTTGCAGCGGGTCAGGGTCGACTTGCAACCGGCCGCGGCCGGCTTCCAGGCGCTCGTCGCCCTTGGAAATCAGAGCGAACCATTCGTACTCCCCGGATTGCAGCGGCGCCGTCTGGCTGGCGGTCAAGCTAGTGACCCACGCCGCGCCATTCGCGACCGCATCAACCGCCAGGTTGGACGGCCCGCGCAGCACGTAAGCCAGTGTCCATTCCGTAGCGTCGTACCAGTCGCCAAGGATCAGGACGCGGGGGTCCGTCCATGTGGCGCTGTTACCGGCGGTCAGGCGGGGCGGGATGTTCATTAAAGAATCAAACCTCGACGATGACCCAATCCTCGGCCAACACGTCTGTTTGGGAAGCAAGCCAAGGGACAAATCCGTTATCCGCCGTTTTCATGCCGATCCAAGGCAGCAACGTGCCTTCGGCGATCGGCGTTTCAGTGACCTGAAAATGAGTATCAAGATAAGGATTGACCAGCCGCAACCACATGCCCTTTCCATTCCAGCCAAGGCGGGCCACGCGGGCGCCTTCTTTCAGTAGAGCCAGGGCATTGCCAAAATTTAAAAGTTCCATAACTACCAACTCGTTGCGCTGAATCCGCCAGGCCGGCGGGGTTGGGCCGGTCCTTGGGGAATCGGCCGGGTTGTTGGTGCCGCGCTTGGGGGGGCAGCGTGCGCGGCGACGCTGGGAGGCCCGGCGGAAGCTTCGAGGGCTTCCGGGCTGTTGCTCGTTGCGTCGGGCTCGACCGGCAGGAGGTCGGCTTGCTTGATCTTCATTTCTTCCGCCGTCCACCGCTCTTCCCGCCACAGATGAAGCTTTAGGGAGCGGGCGGCATGGAGGGCGTAGACTTCGCAGTCCAGGGCCTCGTTGCGGACGCCGGATTTCAGTTGCCAGACCCGCACCCGGCGGTGCTTGGGGCTGGGGGCTTTGATCTCGCTGGTGAGCTGCTCGTAATAATCAGGCCGGACGCCCTGGTAAGCGTGCATCCGACCGGGACCGGAGCCCTTGAGCTTGATCCGGCCGGCGCTGGCATCGGCGCCGAGGATTAAATCCTTGGCGCGGGCGGTGCCGACGATGAAGGGCCGCAGACCGAACTTGTGGGCCTTCTGGTTCTTATTGTCGGTGTCCACCGCTTGCTTGGGCGGGATGAAGATTTCCCGCTTGCCCTCGGCGTCGTGGCTGTCGCCCTTGACGGCCATGTAGCCGCGACCAAGGCGGCGGCGGACGTAGCCATAAACGGCGTCGGATGTCTGGCCGTCCGAGCTGTCGATACTGACGGCGGCGATCCGGAGGGCCGCGCCGTTGACGTGGCGGATCGGACGGGTCAGCAGGGCTTCGAGGTCGACCCAAGCGCCTTGTAGGCGGATTTCTCCGGTCTCTTTGTCGACCTGCTCCAGCAGCATGGTCGGGCCGTAGATTTCGCCCCAATACAACAGCCAGCTTTCTTCGCCGCGGCCCCAGGCTCGAATGACCACAGCCAGGCGGTCATGCTGGACGTCGACGCCGGCGGTGAGCTTGATTCCGCCCCAAGGGCAGACGAGTTCTGGGTAGTCTTCCGCCCGATCGGCTAGGGCGGCGACTTCGGGCAGGCCGCTTTGGTATTCGTAGGCTTCGCCCATCGTCGAATTGACGAAAGCGATCATGTCGGCGTCATCGCCCTCGGCCAGCTTGCGTTCAGCTTCGAGGCGCTTCCGCATTTGCTCGGCGTGGCGGGAACCGGGCAGGCTGGACATCAGCTCGGAACCCTTGTAGCCCCGAATACCGCGAAATTCGGCGCTGGGTATCCACCCGCAATCGGTCGCCCCGGCCCGCTGTTCGTTCCGGGCGAGGAGGATGTTTCGAATCCTCTCGTTATCGGTCCAATGGGCGTGGCAATGGGGACATTCGTAGTAGGCCGATTCCCACCGGCCGTCTTCGCACTTTAGGTTGTCGTAAGCCGCCCGCTCGCTGAGGTTGTGAGTCTGGCGGCACTTATGGCAACGGACCCAGAAATAGCGGCGGTCGGAGTTTTCGAACCCGTCGGAAACTTCGCACAGGCCCTTGATCGTCGGCGTGCCGCCGAAGATGGTCTTGGCGTCCGGGTAGGACTTGTTGCGCTCCTGTAGCAGCTTGATCGTGTTGCCCTGGCCTTTGACGTTGCGGTTGGCGTCGCTGGGCTCCTCGATGATCGTGAGCGGCGCCGAGGTGGATTTCACGTCGGCGGGAGTGTTGGACCCGACGATTTTCAGGAAGCCGCTACCGAAATCGACCCGGCCCCATGAGTTGCCGTTCTTGCTGCCGCGGCGGAGGTCGACATGATCCCGGATCGCTGGAGTGACTTCCGCCATGGGGCGGAATTTCTCTTCCATGAAGTCCTTGCCGGACTTCTCGCGGGGGAACATGACCACAATCCCGCCGGCATCCTGGCACCCGATCCGCTTGCCGATGGCCCCTGCTATTGCCGTGGTCCAGGTCCATTGCGCGGGCTTTTGCGCCACCACGATGGGGATCGTGGGATCGTCGAAGGACTCCAGGATTTCGTCCAGGTACGGCGCGAAGTCGGTGCTATAGCGGCCGGGCTTGGCGCAGTTCTTGGGGCTTAGCCGGAGTTCGGTATTGACCCATTCGAGGGTCGAGTAATGTTTCGGCGGTTCCAGCAGGCCATAAAGCCAGCGGATCAGGCGGTCATTTGCATCCCGCGTGTCGAGCCAGTTCGATAAGGGCGTGCTCGTGCTCGGCATTGATCAGGGCCACGTCGAAGTCGATTCCGTAACGCGCGTCGACTTGGGGTTTGAGCTTGTCCGCGCACGTCAGGAGCGTGGTCTTGATGTGGTGGAAAGCGTTGGCAAGGTCGGGTCGGAGTTGCTCGACGTGGATGAGCTGGCCTTTCTTCTCCGCCAGTTGCAGGAGCTTTAGTTCCCGGTCGACTCGCTCGGTAAGGACGCGCTCTTTCGTGAGGTCGTCGCCGTCGGCGGACCGGTGACCGGCAGCCATGGCCCGAAGGTGCTCGATGTAGGTTAGGCGGATTTCGTCCATCGGAGCCACCCGCCAGTCGATTTCAAGCGACTTCATGTGGCGGGAGACTTCGGACTGGTTTAAGCCAAGGTGGACGGCGATTTCTTGTTGCGTCGGCATGCTCTATGGCCCCCTAGAAGCCCCAAAAACTAGCCAACTCAAGCGCGTTTTCCCGT